GACGACCAGGTTCAGAGTCTCAAGGAAGCAGCTCTGAAGCGGCGCATCAGTGTGAAATCGCTGGTGTCCGACCTCGTGACCGAGTTCTTGGGCGGTCGGTCTGGTGAGTCCGGAGTAGGTAGTGAACCTGCGGCTAAAGCGAAGCAAAAATAAAGCGAAGCAAAAATAAAACATAGAGGAGGAAAACAAAGAATATGGCAGAAAAGAAAGCATCTCTACGGGTAGGAGATTTTGTTGATGCTCTACCCATCCCGGTGGACGGCAACTTTGAGTGGAAAGAGTGCCGTTTCGCCCTGTTTGACTACACGAAGAAGACGGGTGAGGTCGTGGCGACCACCACCGCTGCTCGTGTAACCTACCAAAACAAGGCTAGTGAGGAGTTTGTCCAGCACTACAGTGTCGGCGATCCTCAGCGTGTCACCCCGTCCAAGGACGGACTGTCTCTGGTGTTGCTTGGCGACAACCAGAACCTCAACAAGTCCAGTAACTTCTTCGTCCTGATGAAGGCACTGGAGGATGCGGGGCTTCCCGAGGACTTTCTGGCCGACGACTTCTCGGCACTGGAAGGCATGGTCACGCACAACATCGGTGTTCCCGAGCCCAAGCGTGAGGGACTGGCTCGTGCCGAGTCCGCAACTCCCGGTCGTGTCCGCATTTTGCCTGTCCCCGACGAGATTGTCACCATGCCCGGTGGCACAAAGAAGGGTGGCAAGACTTCTGCGAAGAAAGCGGAGAGTTCCGAGGACCTAGTAGCCGAGGCGATGACGATGCTGACCGAACTTACCGCCGACGGTAAGGGCGTCACCCGGAAGGAACTCGCCAGTCGTGCAATCAAGGACAAGAGAGCGCCTGTCGCTACGATGGCCTTCAAGCTGACCGACGAGCAACTCGCCGAGGGTGGTTTTGTGGCGGACGAGGACGGCATGATTACCTCTGCGGAGTAGCCGTTTCACTCTGCTCATCAGCGATAACGGCTGGTGAGCAGGAATGAGATGACAACGGTAGCGGCGATAATGAGGAAGAAGCTCGGCGGGCTAGGACTTGTCGCTTGCCTGCTTGCGTTGATGGTGGTTGTGGTGGCATCGTCCGTGGTTCGTGGTCTCGTGACAGGAGAAATAGGATGCGGAGAGCTTTGCAGGTGGGTTTGGCGACGTGACTGGGACGAGTTCCTGTCCAGAGTTCTCGTGGTATCGGGAGTGTTCGGACAATGATTATTGACTACACCTTTTCATTTCTACCTCCTTTTTGAAATAGGTGGGGGGAGTTCTTTGCGCTCCCCCTCGCCGACAAACTGGAAGAAGAAAAGGTGTATAATGGTTAGCTGAGAAGAAGGAGGCGTATATGAAGAAACTGTTTAGCGGAAGGTTTCACCTTCACAAGGTACCTATGGCTGTGTTCGTTGTGCTGCTAATCGCTCTGGTGTTCACGGGTACGGTTTTTGCTACAACGTACACCCTGTGGTCGGGAACTGCGACAGTCATCGTCACCGAACCCATCACCATACTCTGGGGTAGTACGCAGGAAACTTGCACCCACGAGCTGTCCGAGTTGCCGACTGCTTATGGTCTGTGTCCTGGTGGGTGTTGGCGTACGTGGTTCAAGATTTCCAGTGCAGCATCAAACGACTTAACGGTTAGGGTCACGGTCAACAGTAGCGACCCTGCGGTGACGGTTAACTTTACGGGTAACCTTGCAGGGTCCGGGGTGGTCGTGAACGATGCGGCTGCGACTTATGTCGAGATGTTGATTTGTGCTGATAATTCAACGGAGGCCGATAGCTACATCGTCGCTATCGAGTTTATGCGGGGGTAGCAAATGAAAAAGTCGTTGCTTTTGGTCGTATTACCTCTGGTCATCTTCTTAGCTTTGACCGTTCCCTTTATCGTCTCGGCGGACGCTCCGCCGGATAATGCCGTGGCTGTAACCGTCATTGGCGACGGCACTTGGGAGGACGGTCACCTTTCCGTCTCCCTGTTCCCTGGCGAGTTGAGACTGCTCTTTGTAGCTGTCCACAACAACCTAGACCAAGAACTCTGTGTCTCCGTCGTTGTTAGTCCAGAGTGCATTATCGACAGTGACGTTGTCGCTTGTGTCTGCCCCGGCGAAGTTGATTTGGCTGCTGGTGAGAGTTGTGCTTTCAACCTGACCGTCGAGGCTAGCGGTGCAGCTCCTCCTGGAGCGTTCTCTTTTAACCTGTCGGTTGAGGCTGATACGGAGATAACTGAACCTGGGTCGGATGAGCCTGAGCCTGAGCCTGAGCCGGAGGAGGGGATTCCCGACCGTTTGTCGGCATCCGTGGTGGATGTTGTAACAACCGCGGGAAGCACTAACGAGGTTACAGCCACCGTGTACGACGCGGAGGATAATCCGTTGCCCGGCGTGTTTGTAAACTGGTTGGTTACAAGCGGCAACGCCACATTCGCTGACAAGGATACTATCACCGACAGCGATGGTGAGGCTGTAGCCGATGTGTTGTCTAATACCGCGGGAAGCTCTGTCGTGAAGTGTCAGGTGGCGAGCAATACGTCTATATTTGACACTGTCACGTTGGTCTGGACAGCTGTGGCAGACGGTGATGGCGACGGAGACGGCGACGGGGATGGTGCTACTGTCCCGAAAAAGGGACTGCCCGCGTGGCTGGTGTTCATAATCGGCGTTGGCATTATCGGTGCTGTGTTCGGTGGGTTCATATACTATCGCCGTTGGCAGGCTAGGAAGTCCAGTCTCGCCGACCCGTTCGCAGGGATAAAGACGGGTGAAGAGGGTGAAAGGGACGAGGATAAGCTGGATCTGGATTAGGCGAGGAGAATCGAGAATGGTAACAATCAAAATAGATGAGTATTTGGTTGTCAATTCGTATAGCGGGTCTAGACGTTGGTTGTCAAAGCGGCCTAATCGCCCAAAGGCTAATGAAATCCTCATTCATATTAAGGGGACGGTGAAGTACCCAGAGCCTATCTTTGTGGCTGATTTTGGAGAACTCACCATCAGTGAAGCCGAAGTCTTTGCTCAGGCGAAGATGGAATGATTTAGGAAATGACCGAGACGATTAAGTTGCCAAAAACGAAGTGTGGGAACGAGGTACTGATGAGGCGTGAGGGTAAACTCTATGTGTTTTGTCCGTTCTGTGGCAAGGAACTGTTGTCCGCTTGGCAGAATGTGGGGCAAGATGACAGTAATCCTGTGCGTTTTTGCCGAGGTTGCGATACGGCTTGGATATGGCAGATTTATTGAACAGGAGATGGGGTGAATGGAACTACTCTACCAGAAATCAATAGACCTTGAGCGGGTAGCCGACCTGTGCGAACCGGGCATCGAGCGTGAGAAACCCGAGCCTAGAGACCATTCGGCGTGGCACGTCACCAATCTACTTGAAGCGTCCCGCCTGATAACGAAGGGGAAACCATGTTATCCCGAAGGCAAAGAAGCTCCGTCTGGGATAATGTCTCTGGGTCGGATTTGGGAGACCGCGGTGGACTGCTACCTCGCCGACCACGTCAGAAGGGAAATGGGTGGCGAATTTATGCCTGACGTTCTACTTGAGAAGGACGACATCTGTGGCTCTCTGGATGGGATGATATTTGGAACAGAAGAAGGCATGGTCGCCGAATGCAAATTGCGGTTCACGCTGAACCTTGAAATCCCGATGAACCATCTCCGCCAAATCCGAGCCTACTGCCATCTAGCCGATACTGATACCGTGTGCTATGTCTCTGGTCACATATCCACTACCCCGCCTATGGCTCAGGCTCTTTTGAGGGTTATCCGTTTCACGCAGCTGAGTATAGAGGAGACGTGGCAGGGGATATTGAACACTAAGAAGTATCTAGAGGGTTTGGGGGTTGGTCCCACAGGTAATGGCGGGGGTGTGGTATGAAATTTTGGCTCGCCGATTTGGTGTTGGGTGTGCAACTGAGGTTTTGGGAGTGTTCCCTTACACCCTTGTTCATAATCACTTCCCTTGTCGGTCGTATTTTTGCACGAGATTACGCTGCTACCATAGCGCTGTGGGTGTTGGAAAAGCGGCTATTACCACTGGCACAGTGTCGGTTTGTATTGTGTTACGGGAGTGTGATAAGTAGGATTGATTATCTGATTGCAGGGAAAGATTTGTAAAGGAGGAATAATGGTACAAAAAGCAAATGAAACGGTAATACAGCAACTGAAATCTATGGGGTTCTCGGAGGATTATATCGCAACGCCCCGCCGACTGGTGATTTCGCTGGAGGGCAAGGCCAAAAGCGGAAAAACTCACTTTGCTCTGACGGCTCCTGAGCCTATCATCTACTTTAATGTGGACATTGGCACTGAGGGCGTGGTCGGCAAGTTCCAAGAGCAAGGAAAGCAGATACTGATATACGATGTCCGTGTCCCACGCGAGGCAAGCAAGGATTTATGGTCGCAGATGTGGAGTGACTTCAAACAACGCGTCCGCAAAGCCTATGGCATCCAGTCGGGCACGATTGTCTACGACACGGCCAGCGAGGTGTACGAGCTTGCTAGGTTAGCACATTTTGGCAGGCTGACAGAGGTCAAGCCGTCCGACTACGCCGTTGTGAACAACGAGTGGCGCGAAGTTATGCGCTTGGCCTACGACGCCCCAGTGAATACGATATTCATTCACAAGGTCAAGGCCGTGTGGGGCATGGTAGCAACCTCCAGTGGACGCAGTTCTCTCGCAAGGACTGGCGAGTTTGAGATGGCAGGTTTCACCGAGATGGAGTACCTGACTCAAGCCAATCTGGTGATGGGTTGTGAGTTCACCGAGAGTGGCCCTGAGTTTTCTGCCTTCCTCAAGAACTGTAGGCATAATCCAAATATCTCGGGAACATTGCTGGAAGGTGAAATGTGCAGCTTCGACTTTTTACTGTCCCTCGTGCATGGAGACTAGGATGTTCCCTAGCGAGTACACAGTAAGGCAACGCCTTTATAGGTATTTCCGCCAGCTTGTCACTCTGCCTTGGAGTCCAAGGGGTAGAACACTGAGGATTGAGCGACTGATGGAATCCACGGGCGAGGAGAGGGACATTTGCGCTGCGATAGTGTACAGTCAAGACCTCAGCCTTGGAAGGTCACTGCTGGGCGAGGAGGTGGATGATGCTGGCAGGATAGCTCGTAGGCTCGAGCGGGGAGAGATAACTTTGCCTGTGGACAGGGACTAGTCGAATGATCATACTCTGTAGCAATTTGCCCAATGACCAGGATATGATAAAGGCTTTGGGGAGAGACGCTTTCCCCCTACCTCTGTTCACCGACTGTTGCTTCATGGGCGTGGGCGACGACGGCTCGGCTCTCACCATAGCCGTAGAGCGCAAGAAGATAGGCGACTTGGCGCAGTGCATGAACGATGGTCGCCTTGTCCATCAGATGCAGACAGCCAAAGAGAACAATGCCGACGTGTTCGTGCTTATCGTAGAGGGTCGTTACCGTCGCAACCCGGAGGACGGTCTGTTGGAGATTCCCGTGTGGAGAATCAATCCCCGTACCGGCAAGCGGGCCGAGTTCTGGGATCCCGTCAAGCCTATCACGCAGTTCTCCCGATTTGAGCAGTACCTTTTCGAGCTGGACTGGCTGGCTGGAGTGGTTGTCAAAGAGACGGAGAATGTCCAAGGTACAGCCGACACTATCAAGGCTATCTACGACAACTTCCAGCGAAGCCCCGACCGACACCAGTCTCTCAAGCAGTTCTTCGCCGACCGACCTCCGACCGTGCTTCTCTCCCGACCCGGACTTGTTCGACGTGTAGCCAAGGAACTGGACGGGGTAGGCTGGGTCAGGTCGGGAGATGTAGCTAAGAAGTTCCCGACGGTGAGGGATATGGTCGACGCCGACGTGAAAGACTGGATGTCCATTCCCGGTATTGGTAAGAAGCTGGCTGGGGAGATTGTGAGGTCTCTACAGGTCGGGAAATAGTCTCCCGACCTATACCGACTATCCCCGACGTATAGGGTGTCCCCCGACGTATCTCCGTTCCCGATGGGGGTATATTGTAGCTGTTCCCGACGCGTTTGTAGCTATACCCCGACGGGGTTGTGCATAGGTATCCCGACGGGCGTAGGTCGGGCTAGATTGGGGATAGGTCGGGGTTCACCAGTTCCCGTCGAGAGTCCCGACGTAGTAGGTTATCCCCGTCGGCTCTGTGGGTATCTATGTCGGGAGAGTGCTTCCCGACGCACTTACTTATAGGTGTCCTCGTCGGGGATGTCCTCCCGTCGGTAGTGCTTTCCCGTTGAGGGGTACTTTCCCGACCTAGTGAAATTTTCTCTTGTTTTATGTCAAGTGGAAAATTTTCGCCACGAGTGGAGGGGGGTTGACAAGAATTAGGTATAGTGTTACAGTATAAGCAGTAAAGCATAAAGGAGGGAGCAAAAAATGGAAAGAGTAGCAGCAAGGAAGAAGGAAGGGAAGATGGGAAGGGTGAAGAGGCAGGTGTGGCAGGTCTGGTGGCTCTTGGTCGTGATTTGGTGCTTGTGGCTGATGGTTACTCAGCCTCACATCACCGGAGCATGGGTCGGTATGGGTGCCGGATTGCTTGTCGTCGGTGCTCTGTTGAGGATTTGACGCAGGTAAACGGGTGGTATATTTTAAGATTTTAAGAAGGAGGTATAAAATGTGGGAGCTTGCTAAGTTATCTATTGTAATAGGTATATTTGCTTCTGTCTGTCTTATTGGATTAATGACTTATCCCTTCTGGTTTTGGTTAATAGATAAAATTTCTAATGGAAAGATGGACAATAGATTGAAAGGAGGAAACAAGAGAGCGGAGAGTAGAGGCAGGTCAAGTGGGAGCAGAACTTGTCGAGGTTGCAGCAGCGCTAAAGGGGACATGGCTATCGAATACGGTGACGATGAGGGGCTTTGCAGAGAATGTCTCAACAAGTACCTGCCTCTCGGTCTGAAGGCAGGGCAGATAGAGGAGAAGGAGGGAAAGGGAAAATGACGAGGACGAAAAAGGTTAGGTTTGCCTGCTTACTGGTAGCCTCCATAGTAGGGTTTTACTGTGGGGCAGAACTGATACATCATTTCAGCGGCAACTGGGCGTTGGGTGGTTTAGGTGTCGTTGCTATCGTTTCATCTGTTGCAGTCGGGGTGATACTGTTCTTGGGTCTTTTGTTACGACAGGAGGGGAAATGACTAATATAGAACTGCCGAGCGAACTGGAATGTCTCAGGTGCAACCACAAGTGGATTCCCCGGAAACGAGACGTTAGACGGTGTCCGAGATGTGGCACTCCTTACTGGGATAAGCCGAAGGATAAACCGAAGGGGGAGGAATCGTGACCGGGCAACTACTCACTCCGCGGGAGGCGTCTGAACGGCTAGGTATTCCCGTTTACTCTGTGCTGTACTGTCTGACCAGGGGCTATATCAAAGGTCATAAGGTTTCTGACCGGCTATGGCGAATACCCTCCGCTGACTTGGACCAGTATGGTGGTGTCCCTGATACCGACTTGACTAAGCTCGTGGAGCTGCGAACTAAGGGTTGGTCGCTGGATGGTATACATAAAGAGTTAGGCGTTCCTATATGGCGGGTACACTATCTGCTGACTGGTCACTATCCTAAGCCGCATACCGTCAAAGTCAATCAGAGAGAGCTTAATCGCTTCGTTGCGGAGAAGCGTAAGTTGTTGGTTATTACGCACTACGGGCATGGTCGTGTTGCTTGTGTTAGGTGCGGCTTCTCCGATATGCGTGCGTTGAGCATTGACCACGTGGACGCTTGTGGTGCTCGGAATCGGCGGTTCACGGGTCAGGCACTCTATCAACACCTGATCAAGTCTGACTATCCAGAGGGGTATCAGACACTGTGTATGAATTGCCAGTGGATCAAGCGTCATGAGAACCACGAGTATGGTTGGCAGAGTACTGACGGAAAGAAAATTTTAGGAAATAAGAGTTTATTGTAAAATACCCCCTTGACAGCACTGTGGACAGTGTGGTAGAGTATAGTTAATGAACAAAAGAAAGGAGAGGAGCAAAAATGGATAATGTGAAACTTACATGGAAGGACAGGGTGTGGTACATTATACCGTTCATCAATGTCGCTATCTCAATGCACCAGGGGGATAGAAGCAACAAGGTACTCGCTTGGTTGATGGTGTACAACCTCGTCCTCGCAGCCGTACTGCTGCTGGTGTTCGGTGGATAGGAAGGGACGTTGAAAAAGATACTGTGAAGGAGGGAGCAAAGAGAATTACTGAGAAATTTAGCGTGAAAGAGAACCTGAAGAAGCTGTTCCGTGACATGATTATATACTTCGTGCTGGCTATCGGGTGCGTCATCGGCGCCCTGTTGCTAATCGGCGGTGCGTTGCTTGGTGTTGCGGGAGCAGTTTTCGTCGTGATTAGAGTGCTGGTCGAGAGTAGAGAGGAGGGTATAGAGGCGGAGGAGTCTGGGAAGGAGGACAAGGAAGAGTGACAGCATTACAGTTTTCTTTTATACTGGTTTTCCTGCTGGGATTATTCGCAGGAGCTTACATAGCCAGCGGGTCTTTCCGTGAGCGTGTCAACAGGGGCGTCGGGAAGTTCGTCCGAGGGCTTGAGAAGCTCGGCAGCGAGAACGAGACGAAGTCCAAGGCTAAGTCCAGGAAAGGGAAAAAGGCAAAATGACCGCTCAAGAGATAGAGAAGGCTGATGCAGAGGAGGAGAAATGACTAAGGAAGAAATCGGTGAAGCAATAGAAAGAGTAGCTCTTCAAGATTTAATGGAAGCAGGAAAGAGCAAAGCAAGGCAGGATATATGCTTGGATTGTCTAGACCGCCGATGCGAGTCGGGACGAGTGTGCAAGGAGTTCTTGCGGCGTTCTAAGAGCTACGCTTGGGAGATTGCGTCTGAGAAGGCGGAGTTGAATTGAAACAGGGAAGGAGAAAGGAGAGGTAAGCAATATGAGTAGCAACGACTTTCTAACAGTGAGCGAGGTAGCTGAACTGCTTCGAGTGTCCGACGAGACGGTGTACCGTCTCTGCCGACGGGGGGAGCTAAAAGCGTCCCGTGCCGGTATCCAGTGGCGCATTAAGCGTACCTCTGTGGACGAGTACCTGAGCAGAGGACAGGAGGGTTATCAAGTGTCGATGAAAGAAGAGACAAAGGAGGCGAAGTAATGATAACCATTCCACTCTGGGAACTCATAGTCTTTGTCCTGTCTGGCGTCGCCCTGGGAGCGGTCATCGTGATGGTGTCATCCTCCCGTAGAGCTGTCCCCGCTAGCGCTGAACCAGAGAGTAGGAAGGTAGTCAAGACCACACCGCTCATAGCCCGGCGTGAATCTCTACTGCAACCAAAACCTAAGTCTGGTACGCTGTCCCCGGAGGAGCGGATGGAACGCGTTACAACGTTCCTCAAGAAGCGCATATCCAGCAAAAGAAGCGTGACCGTAGACGAGGCAGCGAAATGCCTCAGCACTTCCCCGAGACGGGTTCGCAGACTTTTGGACTCTGGCGCTCTCATCGCTATCCCCTTACAAGCGGGTGGCCGCCGTGTCTCGGCTGTGTCCGTGTACGACTTGCTGGTTCGCACGGGAGCGATAGGAGAGAAGACGGCTGGAGAGTCGGAGCTGCGAGGGGTGACGGAGGAGCAGAAGCTGGTCAAGGAGATTGTTGAGGGCGAGTCTAAGCCGTCGCCCGGGAGTCAAGAGGAGCTACAGGAGAAAGAGAAGCCTACCCCTACAGCGAGACAGATGTACTGGTATCATGTAGAAGGTCACGATGAACCTTTCCGCAGCATCCGTGAAGCGGTTCAGGCTTGTGGCTTGGATATAGTCTGCACTGGCTGGGGGGAGATACCGAAGAATATACGGTCGAAGATTAGACGTGAGAGAGTTCAACAACAGGAGGGAGCAAATGGAAAACAGGAAACTAGAGCAGAATGACAATGGCGACGGTGATGGAGAGGATGAGCCGATAGACTGGACAGATTTATTCGAGCTAGCTGTACTATGCCCTGCGCCTGTAGACTACGACAATGACAGGGAGCTGGATATGGTGCTGTCAGGAGTCGAACCCGTTCCCAGTTTGCAGGGTACGGTGTTTTCTTGAGAGGTGAGAAGTGAGAGAGACTAAATATAGATATTGGGATGGCGAATTCCAGCAAATGTGCGATGTTAGGGTTATTGTTTGGCACAACAACTATGAGAACCCCGAACTGTTGGAGCCAAAGTGAGGAGACTACGATTTCCCTGCTGTGTTCCGCTCTTGGGTATAGCAATCCTTGTTGCTATAGTCGTTTTACGGTATGTGGGATGCGGGTAGAAAGGAAGGATGGTTAGAAAGAGTGATGGCTAATTCGTGGGAGATATTGGGTGTGTCACCCGATTCCAGCGAGTCGGAAATCAAGCACGCTTTCCGCCAGAAGGCTTTCGAGGTACACCCTGATGTTGGCGGCAACGCTGAGGAGTTCAGGAAATTGTACGCGGCTTATGAGGAGTGTCTGCACAGGGTTGCCCCATGCGCAGAGATAAACTTGGACGAGATGTTCAGTGGGTTTCCTTCGCTGTTAGTCATACTCAAGGCTATGTGCGTTGACTCTTATCTTGACTCGCTCAACGGACTAGAGGACTTGATAGGCACGAGGGTTCACTTCACCTTTGGGGGCAAACCGTCGCCAAGAGCCGCAAAGCCGAAAGAAATAGGGGAGGGGGATAATAGTCAATAATGCCAATAGCAGGGGTCAAACAATACCGTTCTTTTGGGCCACCACCGCCTCTGCCTGACCCCGACACCATACCGTTCCCCGGCAACCTTGTCCGGTTATGCCGGGATTGTAACCTGGTAACCAAGTGCCGAGCACCTGTCCCGGGAGAGAACATAGACCCATCCGTTGACATAATGCTTGTCGGGCAGAACCCTGGTTTTAATGAAGACCAGCAAGGCAGACCGTTCATCGGTCAAGCTGGGCAGTATCTTGACTCACTACTATTTCAAGCTCGCGTTCCACGTGATAGCGTGGCGATAACCAACGTGGTCAAATGTCTCACTCCCGGAAACCGTCAGCCGTCTCCTGTTGAGATTAAAGCCTGTTCCAAGTGGCTTGACCTAGAAGTGGAAACCGTCGACCCGTACATTATAGTGGCAATGGGGAGACCAGCCATAGTCCATTTTCTCGGACCCGGTGCTGGTTCTCTCGACCAGCTCAACGGGAGACCTGTCCAAGTCGGTAACAGGGTCATTCTCCCTATGTACCATCCCGCCGCTGCTCTACACGATACAGCTAGACTGCGACAATGCTCCGAGGCATTTCAAGTGTTGCGTGAACTTGTCAACGGTGCTACTTGGCGTTCATTCCATCCCCGAGACGAATATCCCAATCCCGAGTACCGTGTCGCCGATACCCCTGCTCTACTGAAGAAGATGCGGGACGAGGCGCATGATACAGGGGAGTTTGGACTGGACACGGAGCAGTGTCGGGGTGAACCGTGGAGTTATCAGATTAGTGCTACTCCCGGGACGGCTTGGTTTGTCCCGATAAAGGGTAGCCGTAATGGTCGCATTGATTTTACCGATTGGGCGGCTACTGCTATCGTTCACTATTACCTCCACGACGTCCAGTATGTTGATTTGAGAGATGACGGGTTCGTGGATTCTCTGGTCTTGGCCTACTTGACTGGCCAACCTCAAGGTCTAAAGGAGCTGGCTCACCGCCTGTGTGGGATTCAGATGGTATCCTACAGCGAAATGGTTCGTCTTGGACAACAGGAGTTGTCCTTCGATTATCTGCAGAGGGCTTTGAAGCGGGAGTGGCCAGACCCTCCACTGCTAGAGGAGACTAGATGGGATAATCGTAAGGGGGAAATCGTTACCAGGCAGAAGAAACCGTGGAACATATCACGGAAGGTGAACAAGATGCTTGGTGACTTAGACGGGGACCCCAGCGTCGACCTGTGGGGTCGCTGGCACAAGATTCCCGGGGAGGAGAGAGCTGTCATGGAGTCCGTGCTGGGAGCCATGCCTGAGTCGTCCTTGGCAGATATTCCGTTCGATGACGCTATGGCTTACGCTTCAAGAGATGCCGATGCCACCTTGCGTGTTTACCATAAGCTGAAAAAGATAATCGACAAGTTGGGTCTTAATTTCGTCCAGTACACCGACTTGGGGATACTGCCGATGGTGAACGCTATGATGGAGAACGGTATGGCTGTCAATTTAGACCATTACCGTCGACTGTCAAAGGAATACGACCATCGTCTCCGTCTCGGTGCTGCTGAACTGGCTGCTATGGTCGGTCACTCGTTCAATCCTGCCAGCTCGCTGCAAGTGGCTACCGTCGTCTACGAGGAGCTTGGTTTCAAACCGACCAAGTTCACTACTACTGGACTGATTTCCACCGACGATGCGGAGCTCAAGAAAACGGGACATCCCGTAGCCGAAGGGGTTATCCGCTACCGCGGAATCCAGAAGTTGAAGTCCACCTACGCCGACAATATGCTCGGGTCGGCTTACCCCGACAGCGCAGGTGTACCTCGTATACACACAAAGTTGAACACTACCAGGGTAGAGACGGGTAGACTAAGTTCATCCAAAAACGACGATGGTACAGGAGCCAACTTGCAGAATATCCCCACCCGCAGCAAGGAAGCCAGAGCGATTAAAGACGGGATTATCGCTCCCGACGGCAGGTTGTTGCTTGAAGGCGACCTGAAACAGATTGAACTTAGAACTCAAGCGCATCTTGCTAACTGCAAAGGGCTGATAGAGTTATTCTTATCAGGTAAAGACCCGCATACTACCACTGCTTCTCGACTGTTCGACGTTCCCTACGAGGAGGCATCAAGAGATAAGTACCGTTATCCGTGCAAGAGAGCAGGATTCGGAATCATCTACATGATAGGCGCTCACGGGTTATCCACGCAAATTAACGAGTATATCGCCGACCTCAAGATGGAAGGCGAACCGGTGGACGTTGACCCGTGGGACGAGGAGACCTGCCAGAAGTTCATCGACGAGTACTATGCACTGTACCCCGAAATCAGGCATTACCAGAGGGCGGAACTGGCTCATGCGAGACGCCACGGGTATGTACAGGATATGTTCGGACGGATACGCTACATTCCCGAAGTCTCCTGCCCGATAAGGTCTATTCAGGAGTCGGGTGCGAGGATGGCTGCGAATTTCAGTGTGACCTCAACGGCACAGAATATCATCAAGATGGCTATGGTCGAGTTGTGGAACGGGTTGCCTGAGACGATATGGAGAGATGCGAAAGTGCTTATGCAGATACACGACAGTTTGCTCTACGAGACGCCTGATGATGAAGAATACTTGCGTGGATTCGTTCCCTGGGTCAAGAAGATTATGACAGGGGTAGCGGTTCTGCGTGTGCCGATAGATGTAGATTTTAAGGTGGGGAAAAAATGGGGGTCAATGGTGAAATACAAGGAGGGCGATAATGGCTAAACCATCAAACGTAAGTTTACGTAGAGCCAGTCGTGCTAAAAACGACGAGTTCTATACGCAATTAAGCGACATTGAGAAGGAACTGAAACACTACAAGGAGCAGTTTCGCGGCAAAGTGGTGTATTGTAATTGTGACGACCCGTATGAGAGCAATTTCTTCAAGTTTTTTGCCGCCAACTTTGAGGAATGGGGACTCAAGAAACTCATTACTACCAGTTACACTGGTTCGCCGATAACGAGCGCGGAACCATGTAAGTTGGAGATTGGGACCGTCGCAGGTCTTGCTCGCAGAGGGGTGATAGACCACGACGACTTGGCTTGGCTGATAGAACACAACGAGGGGGCAGCGACCCGTCTCCAAGGTAACGGGGACTTTCGCAGTGAGGAATGTATGGTGGCACTAGCGGAGGCGGATATAGTGTGTACCAACCCACCGTTTTCCCTGTTCCGTGAGTACGTGACTCAGTTGGTGGAGTTCGGCAAAGAGTTCCTGATTCTTGGTAGTTTGAACGCAATCACTTACAAGGAAATCTTCAAGCTGATTATGACCGATAGACTGTGGATTGGGTACAACAACGGAGCAAAGACGTACCAAGTGCCAGACCATTACAGTCAGAATAACACGTTTGTTGGAGAGGACGGCAAGAGGTATGCTACGATGGGCAATACGGGGTGGTACACCAATCTCGATGTCCCAAAGCGACATGAACGACTGACCCTTTACAAGCGGTACACCCCAGAGGAGTTCCCTAAGTACGATAACTATGACGCTATCAACGTGAACAAGGTAGCAGATATTCCACGGGATTACGACGGTGTCATGGGTGTACCGATTACGTTTCTAGGTAGGTATAACCCTGAGCAGTTTGAGGTTCTGGGGTGCTGGAACGCAGGGACGGCGGGTGAGGCGATTGGCGCCACACGGGTAGAGGCGTCTTCTAAGAGTAGGACTATCGTCTGGAATGGTCCAACAGTGAATAAGAAAACCATGTACTTCAGGATCTTGATTAGAAGAGAAGCAAGGAGGTGATATGGACATAAAGTTACACAGAATACCAATTCGCTTTGTAGTGGAGGGCTACGAGGACAGCGCCGAGGAGGGGGTGGTAGCCTACGATGGCAGACTGGACGTGCGTCCGCGGTATCAGCGCGAGTTCATCTACAAGGATAGGCAGCGCGATGCGGTAATCGAGACCATCAACAAAGGGTTCCCGCTCAATGTGATGTACTGGATGGTCAGGGATGATGGTGGCTACGAGATACTGGATGGTCAGCAACGCACTATCAGCATCGGTCAATATGTGAACGGTGATTTTTCGCTGGGCAATCGATTTTTCCACAACTTGACGGACGTGGAGAAGGATAAGATTTTGAGTTATGAGTTGATGGTCTACTTTTGCGAGGGTACAGATAGGGAGCGACTGGACTGGTTCACGACTATCAATATCGTGGGAATGAAGTTGACCGACCAGGAAATCCGCAACGCCGTCTATGCTGGTTCGTGGTTGTCAGACGCCAAGTTGGAGTTTAGTAAGCCAAATTGTGTGGCGTTTCTCCTCGCAAACGCTGGTGGGAAGCTGGTTAGTGGTTCACCGATACGGCAAGAGTATCTGGAGACCGCTATCAAGTGGATAAGCAACGGTAATGTTGATGGTTATATGGCTATCCACCAGCACGACGACGACGCCGATGAACTGTGGACGCATTTCGATAACGTGATTAGCTGGGTGCGTAGAACTTTCACCAACTACCGGCACGAGATGGCAAATGTGGATTGGGGGGAACTGTACAATCGGTTCAAGAGTGGTGAGTTTGACACTGACGAGTTAGAGGTCAGGATTAAGACACTAATGGAAGATGAGGATGTCACGAGGAAGTCTGGTATCTATCCTTATATTTTGACCGGGGAGGAGAGATACCTCTCAATCCGGGCGTTCACCGACAAGATGAAGCGTGAGGCGTACGAGCGACAGAACGGGCTGTGTAAGGTTTGTGGGGAGCCATTTGATATTGAGGATATGGAAGCCGACCACATAAAATCGTGGCACGAGGGTGGTCCGACAACCGCTGAGAATTGCCAAATGCTGTGTAAACGCGACCATCGCACCAAATCTGGGAAATGAGAGGAGGAAACACAAAATGACCAACGATAAACTAACAAGCCTGATAGTTGAACTCTACGATGTCAAAGACCAACGAAGGGTTCTAGAGAAAACGGAGAAGGCTATACTGGAAGCGTTGAAACCTCTAGCCGACCCCAAATTCGACGCACTACCCGATGAACCGATAATGGCGGGAGACCTCCAATTCAAGCGTGGTGCTAGAGAGACTCGAACTATCAGCGCCGACCTTTTACTGGAACGGGGAGTGGCTCCCGATATAATCGCATACGCTACCAAGACCACTTCGTACTTCTCGTATACAGTGAACAAACCGAAGACCAAATAGCTATCATTTTCGGGCAGGCTTGACAAAACTGATGGGTAGGTGTATAATAATGTCTGTATGGTTGGTTATGCAGATTGAGATAGAGAAGGAGGACGAATAATGGTGATGGTAACGTCTAGAAAAGCAAGGTTAATGAGATTGGCCAAGGAAGCTGGCCTACATGTCGCAACTTACAGCCCTGGTGATGGAGTGACTAGGTACCGATTCTTCAAGAGCAAGAAGCCTGTGTCCTACTTCCAGCAAACAGGTCTCTATACTGCTCTCGGATTATTGGAAGCCGAGGCTTGGCTCAGTGGCTACAGGAGAGGTAGGTAGTCATGTATAAAGCTCCCGTAGGTAAGACATTTGAGTTGTACGATATCAACCAAGATGTCACGCCAGCCAATCTTAGACACAAAGTAACCGAAAACGTCGAGTTTCTGTTGAAACGGGAGAAGTTGCTCCCTAATAGACATTCCGTGGTTATACCAGTGGGTGGGGATAACTGGGAAACCGACGACGATGGCTCTTACACATATAACGGGAACTTTGAGATATTCGCCCCTGACTTGGACACCATTGTCGCCTACGGGGAGGTTTATGGTCGAGGTATATGGTTCAATGGGGAAAAGGGTAGCCTCACTGAGATCGAGCTTGAGATAACAGAGCTCACGGGAAATGCTCCGGGGACGAGGGTGAAACTGAAAAAGTCCAAACCGAGACGTAAAGCTCATAGTGTATCGAGCTTGAGGGGGTTGAGATAGCAGACATGGCAACAAGGACACGTAAGTCGACACTCTTGGACAAGGTGATGGACGAGGTAGTCGTCTACGGTGGACTGCCTGTGCGGTACGGCACGATGGTCAGGCACTTGGACGAGGTTGCCAAGTCCACTGGCGAGAAGAACTGGATGGCTATTCGCGATGCAGGTCTCATGGGTCATCGGCAGCGTGAGAGAATGCACCCAACCGAGTTACCCGAGGATGTTGAACCTCTGACCTACGAGGAGTTCGAGTTGGTAACAAACCTACCAAACGGGAAGGAGATACCTGGCGAGATATTCAGGAAAATGATAACGATATACCCTAGAGAGGAGCGCTGGCGTTTTGGCAGAGCCGCCCCGAGGAA